TTTTTTACCCTGGGCAGGATGATGTTTACCTCTGGGCAAAATACAGGGTTTTCGCGTACTGTAAAATTCCATTCCAATGATGCGGGGGTTGCTGTGGCGATTCCTAACGCACCGTTTCCATTCCCAACGCCTATTGGTGACAGCTTTAAGATTATTGCAGGCTGTGACAAGTTGCGTGGCACTTGCAGCTCAAAATTCAGTAATGCCGGTCAGTTTCTTGGCTGGGAATATATGCCTGTGCCTGAGGCTTCGGTATGAGCCATAGACAAAGACAAACTGTGATTGATGAGGCAATGACATGGTTAAGAACACCATGGCGACACGCCGCTGCTGTTAAAGGCGCGGGTGTGGATTGCGGGCGGTTGCTCATTGAGGTTTATGCGGCAGTCGGCTTGATTGAGCGTTATACGCCTGAGGCTTACCCGCAAGACTTCGCCATGCACTCGTCCGAAGAACGCTTTTTAGCCAATATCGAGCGTTATGCGGTGCAGGTTGATAACGCACAGCAAGGCGATATTGCCGTCTGGAAATTCGGACGGTGTTTTAGTCATGCCGCCATTGTGCTGGATTACCCGACCATTATTCATGCCAAGATTGACGAGGGCGTTATTTTGGATGATGGCACGCAGGGTGATTTAGCGGGGCGTGATGTGCGGTTTTATTCAGTGTGGAGCGAGTTATGAGTCTATTCGGCGGCAAAAAAACCAAATCAAACACAGTTGATGCGATAGGCAGTCTCAAAATACAGACGCAGGGCTATGGTAATGTCATTCCGATTATTTTCGGAAAAGTGCGCGTACCTGTGACGCTGTTTTTTTATTCTAACTTTAAAGCCACACCTATTCTTGAAAAATCAAAAAGTTCAGGCAAAGGCGGAAAAAAGAAGAAAACGGTCACAGGGTATAGTTATACCGCTGCTGTCATGCTTGGCATGACAGCTAATGGTATCAGTGCAGTGGGGAAGCTCTGGGTGGATAAAAAAGTGTATCCCTCTGTCGCCGCTGTCGGCTTCACTGTTTTCGGCGGTACTCCCACTCAGAACCCGTGGGGCTATCTGTCCACTTATGAACCTGCCAAGGCGGTGCATTTGCGCGGCTTTTCTTATCTGGCGGCGAATAATTACGCGCTATCGGACAATGCCACGCTGGGCAATCACAGTATAGAGGTCTCAGGCGAGGGTTGTGTCGGTGTGGAGGGCGATGCCAATCCCGCTGTCTTCCTGCCACTGTTGATGATGCGCGAGTGCGGTATGACAGGGGAGCAGTTTGCCGATGTTACTGCATTTTCTGATTTTTGCACTGCGCAGGGTTTATTATTCAGTCTGGCATTGACCGAACAACGCACAGCAGCTGAGTTAATCAGTGAGATTCTGAATCTGTGCACTGCTGAGCTGGTGACTCGCAATGGCTTGTTTCACTTTATTACTTATTACGATGTGGGCTTGGCAACAGGCTATAGCCTGAACAGTGATGATTTTATTGCCGAAAGCAGCACAGCGGCGATTAAACTCACGCGCAAAAAAACCATAGACTGTTTCAATGTGCTGAAAGTCGAATTCCTGAACCGACAGACTGATTACAACGTGGAAATAGCCGAAGAAAAAGATGCCACTTCTATTGCCGCTATCGGTCTAAGACCTGCTGAAACCATTAAGGCGCATTATGTCTGCAATGCGCAAATGGCGCGTAATCTCGCGCATTATTTATTACAACGGGATTTACTGATTCGCAATACTTACGAATTCACACTGTCACTGCGTTATATCCGTCTTGAACCGATGGATGTGATAACGCTCACCGATGCGATGCTGGGCTTGGATAATACGCCCGTCATCATTAAAAAAATCGTTATTGCGCCTGATTATTTGCTCAACATAACCGCCGAAGATTACGTTTTTCAAGCCTATCAGCCTGTCAGTTATCCACCTGCTTATAGCGTGCCGACTATTCAAGACCAGACGGCGACGGCGGGTAATATCAACGCGCCTGTCATCTTCGCCGCACCTGTTGTTTTAACTGCCACTGGCTATGAAATATGGTGTGCCATATCCAGTACATCACCGCTGTACGGCGGCTGTGATATACATCTCAGCATTGATGGCGGCGTGTCTTATCAGCAGATTGGCAGTCATGCGGGCAATGCCAGAATGGGGGTATTAACGGCTGATCTGCTCAGTGGTAGTGAGATTGATACCGCGCACACCTTGGCAGTGGATTTAACCCAATCAAACGGGTTATTAAGCAGTGTCGGGCAAGTATCGGTTGATATGCTGGAGACCTTGTGTCGGGTCGGTAATGAGTTTATCGCCTATCGGGATGTGGTATTAGCCTCAGTATCTCATTACGCAATCAGCTATTTACGTCGTGGCTTATACGGCAGTAATCAAGGCGCGGTAACAGGCGATAAGTTTGTCCGTTGTGATGATGCGCTGTTTAAATTTCCCTATAGCCCCGCCTATCGCAGCATGACCATTAAACTGAAATTCACCTCATTCAACATCTACCAAGAAGCACCGCAGGATATTTCAACTGTGCCTGCTTATGACTTTTTAATCACGGGAACCAGCTGGGATAGTAATACTTCACAGTGGGATTCTGGCTCAACTTTCTGGACAGTATAATGACCTCAGCAATAGACGCAACCAAACCTGTCACAGGCAGCCCGACTACCCAATCAGTTAGAGACAATTTTGCCACTGCCAAAACTGAAATATCAGCACTGCAAGCCGCTGTTGATGTAATCAACGTATCTACCTGGGTAGGTTTAGGGGTATGTACTTATGAAACGGCAGATGGCCCTACATTTCAATTTAGTATCTCAGCTGACGTGACAGGGATTATTGGGGTAGGTCATCGGGTCAAGCTTACACAAACGACAGTAAAGTATTTTATCGTAACCGCAGTTGGAGCTTTTACGGCAGGAAAGACAATCATTACAATCTATGGCGGAACTGATTATGTGCTTGCTAATGCGCCGATTACGCTACCCTACTTTAGTATGCAACGTTGTCCTATTGGATTTCCATTGCTCAAAAGCAAGTGGAGAGTACTAGTAACGGATACTGCTGTTAGAAGTCAATCATCACCTGTAGTAAATACAAAATATAATCTTGGGGGGCTTCAAATCTCAGTGCCTATTGGCGCATGGAATTTAGGATATAGAGTCTATGCGGAAGCAATCGGATCAATATTGCAATGGGCTGAAATGGCCGCTACTTTATCAACAGCTAATAACTCAGAAACAAATGTAGCATTGACATCTAATTTTAGATTATTAACAGGGCTAACAACGTCGTATCACGGTATGCCATTAGCTGCCAATGATGAAATACTGGTTGTTGCTAAAACAACATACTACTTAAACGCATGGGCGTGGATTGCTGCACAAGCATCAATAAATTTTTATGGTGGTTCAACTACTCAAACACGCATATATGCAGAGTGTGCGTATTTATGATAATTATGGTGTTATCAATAAATTAACGCAATGAGATGGTTATTTAATTTTTTTAATAAGGAACTTTTTATGATTGACAGATCAAAAGCCAAGCCAAGCCAAGCCAAGCCAAGCCAAGCCAAGCCAAGCCAAGCCAAGCCAATGCTTAGATGGATGGGTGGAAAAAGCAAGTTAGCCCCGATTATCATCTCGCAATTCCCTAGGCATACCTGTTACGTTGAAGCATTCTGCGGTGGTGCGGCGATACTTTTAAAAAAACCGCCCTCTAAAGCGGAGGTTATTAATGATGCAAATGGCGAGCTTATCAATCTCTACCAATGCGTTAAATATCACCCTGAAGAACTTGCCAAACACGCAACTGGAATGCTGCACAGTCGCTGGCTGTTTGACAGACTGAAAGTTCAGAACCCACAGCATCTTACCGATATTCAACGCGCAGCCAGATTTTACTCATTAAATCGTATGGCATTTGGCGCAGGTATGAAGAATCCATCATTCGGCTATGCCAGATCATCATCGGCGGGTCTAACGGCAAGCCGATTCAAACGCGATATTGAAATGCTATCGGCTAGGCTGGACAAGGTATTTATCGAGCACCTTGACTGGCTAGACTGCATTCAACGCTACGATAGCAATGATACGCTCGTCTATTGCGACCCTCCGTACCTTGAGACATCGGATTACGGCATAGCCTTTGGCGTTGATGAATACATAAAAATGGCGGACACCTCCAAGGCAATGAAAGGCAGGATGATTATCTCGCTAAACGACCACCCGACCATCCGCGATATATTCAGCGGGTTTTCTATTGAAGAGCTGCCTATCAAATACTCAAGAGGAAAGGTTGAGACAGGGCAAGCAAGAAAGCAGTCGATTGAATTGCTGATAAAGAGTTTTTGACGTTAAAAGTTTTATGTCATTCTTTTATTTTTAGCGTTAAAAGTTTTATGTTATTTTAATTTTTAGACTTTTAGCGTTAAAAGTTTTATGTCATTCTTTTATTTTTAGCGTTAAAAGTTTTATGTTATTTTAATTTTTAGACTTTTAGCGTTAAAAGTTTTATGTAATTCTTGTGATTTTTGGCAGATAATTACAATTGTATAAGAATCAATAGGTTATGATGTTTTGGCAATTTCCAAAGGATTTTTAAAAGCGTTAATCTTTTTTATCTGCAATCATGATGTCACGGTGGGGGAGGGTGTCACCATCGGTGCAGGTGCTGTGGTTACGCAGGACATTCCTCCCAACTGTCTGGTGCTCGGCAATCCTGCTCGTGTTACTCGATGTAATTACGATAATAGCGAATTTTAAGGTTTTGCTGAGCAAGGTTATCAATAAAGGCTGATGGCAGTTGTAATTAGCCGAAACAGGAGAACATAGCAATGACAATAACAACACAAATCAGTGCGTCACAATGGCAGGCACTGGAAAAAATCCGCGTGGTTTTTAGTCACCAATCAGTGGGGGATAATATCCTCAACGGTATAGAGCAGTTGGCGACTCAATACGGTATCAAGTTGGCTATTT